AAAGGACTATGTATATCACATATTAGAGGAACATAGCCTGACGAAACACTCAATCCGTTTTAAGGACCAGAGTGTCAATCAGCGACTCGCTTACAGTAGCAGTATCGATAGACGACTAGCAACGCTAGACCTGAAAGATGCTTCTGATCGGGTGCATTTGCACCTTGTTCAGAGAATCTTTAAGACCTCAGGGATCCTCGAGTACTTGGAGGATGCTCGTTCGCTACATGCTACTCTCCCGAGCGGGAGGAACATAGTCTTGTTCAAGTATGCCTCAATGGGATCAGCTTTATGCTTTCCTGTTGAAGCAATGGTGTTTTACACCCTTGTTCAATGTGCTATGCACCAACTTGACGGGAGGCGTCCGAGTTCACGATCCATCCGCGAATATAGCAGACAGATCGATATCTACGGTGACGATATTATCGTTCCTGTAGGTTATACGGACGTTGTCGTAAGGTACCTAGAGAGCTACGCTCTAAAGGTTAATGTCAATAAGTCTTTCAGAAATTCACATTTCCGAGAGTCTTGTGGCGCGGATTTCTATAAAGGCGTACCGGTTAATCCGGTTTATGCCCGAACAGAGCCGCGTGACAACTTACGACACTGGGGTGCAGAAGACGTAATGTCTTGGAATGCTACCGCAGACCTCTTTTACCTTAGAGGGATGTGGAAAACATGTCAAGCTATACGCGATCTGCTCAGTCGAGTGGTGAGACGTACCATACCAAAATCAAGCAAGCTTGGTTCTGGTTTATCCCACTTAAGTTTCATATACAGTACTCATCTCCGATACAATCGGGATTTGCACTGTTGGAAACAAAAGAGGATACACTACGATCCAATCAAAAGAAAGGATAGTATCGATGGACACGAACTCGCCTGCCTCAACAAATGGGGACAACACGTTCATGCTTTCACAAGCGGACGAGACTATAACGATCGCCATGAAGTCGAACGCCAATTTGATTGGCTTTCGAGAAATCATGGGACAGTTCAGTCAGATCCAAGTGGAGCTGAATGTGCGGACCTTGATGTTGACGCATCCTTCGGCAACTGCAGCATATGCGGTCTTTCGTCAGGAAGCAATAGTTCTGAGATATCCTTATATCCCGAACTTTGCAACCTGGGTGAAAGCCGCTACTGCGACTGCCCGCAAGGAGTTCGACCGATTGAAGGAGATGGAAAAAGCGGAGCCGGATGGCGCCACGATTTCCGTCTAAACCCGTTGGATCTCCTTACTGGGAGAACCGAAGGTCTAACCTTCACGTACAGTACGAAGCGCGGCTGCTTCAAGTCGAAAAGCCGATGGGTTAGCCTAGCAGGCTAACGGCGACTATCGCCAGGAGAGGATGAAAGCTTTTGCTTCCACCACAACCAAGTTCGTAC